AGTGTCCCAGACCCACCTCCTTTCTCGCAAACTTTCAAATTACTAAATCTAATCCCCAAACAACCAACATGAGCAAAACTAATACAGCCGCAACCAACGAGACCTACACCACGCAGGGCGCCGTCGCGAAGTCGCTCGGCGTCACCGGCCGCATGATCCGAAAATGGCGCGAAGACCATCACGACGCCCCCGCCAAAGTAGACAAACAGGAGCCGCTGCACGCATGGCAAGCGTTCGTCGAGCGCAAGGGTCTGAGCGGATTACAGGACGAAGCGAACGCATCGCTGGAGGCCATGAAGATCGAAGAGCAACGGCTACGGAATCTATTCCGCCAAAGCCAGATCGACCTGAACACGGAGAAGCTGTTGATAATGACCGGCGCTTACATTCCGCGTGCCGAGATTGAAGCGCAGCTCGCGCCGCTGATCGCAGAGTTCCAGATGCTGGTGACCGAGCGCGATATTGAAATGTCCAACTGGTCACCCGGCCACACGACCGGAGAGATCCGCGTCCGTCAGCGGACTACCCTCGACGCCGTGTTCGACGCGATTCGCTCTGGAGCTGCCGACCTGATGGCGACCGCGCAGAGCAACACGAAGAAGATGCTCGCCAACGAAGCCACGCCAATTAACGCTCCCGGGCAAGGCCGTCCCAAATCCGCAACCCGCAAGCCAGCGAAGAAAGCGGCGAAGCGGAAAACCAAACGCACCAAATGACCAGCCTCGAAACTATCTGGCGCGCCGCCTTCACGACCCGTGACAACCGCAGCATTACGGACTGGGCACATGAGCACATCAAGTTCGGCTCAGATTCGCCGTTTCCTGGCCTATTCGACGCGGACAACGTGCCGTGGACACGCCGCATCTACGAGGCATGGCAAGACCCGAGCGTCAGGCAGATCATCATCTCGGGATGCCCGCAGCTATCGGGCAAGACCATCGCGGCGCAAGTCTGCATGGCTCACACGCAGGTCAACGACCCAAGTCCGATGGGATTCTACGCCGACACAAACGGCAAGGCTGAGCGGTTTGAGGCTACACGCTGGCGGCCAATGCTGGACAAATGCCCTGCGCTGGCTGACCGCGTGCGCACGGCCACGAAAGGGCGCACGATCTTCAAAGACGGCTCGTTCCTGATCATCCTCGGAGCCGAGGCAGAGGCGAATCGCCAGTCGGACACATTGCGTCACATCGTCAAGGACGAGGCATGGCGCTATGGTGCAGGATGGGGCAAGCAGATCGACAACCGCAAGGAGGCGTTTGACCGCACTGGCGACTGGAAAACGATGGCACTCGGCACCGGCGGCACTAAAGGCACGGAATTTTCAAACGATCACGCGTCTGGCACCTGCGAAGAATGGCACGTGCCTTGCCCGCACTGCGGAGGGATGCACGACTACAAGTGGGATCACAGCGACGGCGGCGTCTTCGAGAAAGAGGATGTGATGAAGGCGGACGGCTCGCTTGACTTCCGCGCCACAGGGCAGACCACCCACATCAAATGCCCGCACTGCAAACAGCGCATTGAATACGACCGCGAGGAACGCGCACGCGCCAACCTGAGCGGCGAATGGATCGCGACGAACGAGGACGCTGACCCGAGCATTGTGTCGATTACGATTTCCGCTTTCGTTGTCGGCAAGGATTGGCGCGATATCATGGAGCGTTGGATTCGCATAGGCAAAGGACATAACGTCGGTCAAAAGCAGGCACTCAAAGATTTCATTCGGTTTGTTCTTGCTCAGTTCTGGGAAGACCGCCCCATAGTAGTCAAGCAGGAGATGGTAACAGGCGACTACACACGCGCGGACATGCTCGACGGCAGGATGGATGGGGAGTTTACGCGCCTCGCTGCAATCGACTACCAGCACGGATTACGGGGCGACCGCGAGCACTTCTGGTTCGTCGTTCGCGCCTATCGTGCAGACGGCTCTTCGCGCCTCGTAGACTGCGGGCGGGTTGACGAGGTGGCTGACCTCGACGATCGGTTAATCGCGGCAAAAGTCGAACGCGTCAGTAATGCAGATCACAAGTCTAGCCGCGTGACGATTGACTGCGCGTTTAAACCCGATGTGATTTATGAGTTTTGCTTGCGATTTAATTGGGTGGGCGTGCGCGGGGAAGACCGAGACATGCGGCAAAATGGGGGGCAGTATCTTCACAAAATACCAGTTAAAAAGGGAGTAGAGTTTCGGGTGTATAAGAATTTCAGCGATCTAAAGAGTGGGCAAATCGGCGTTGGTCGAACGTCGAAATACAACGGGCTATATGCGCCGTGGCGGGCGATCAATAACCAAGCAATCGAAGACCAGCTCTACGAGCTGCGCTCTGGTAAGGCTATGGCGTGGGAGGTGCCGAGCGACATAATGGACTTTTGCCCCGAGTATGGGCAGCACATCAACACGCACGCAAAGCTCAATGTGAGCAAGGATGAGTCACATGAGAACTACCGCTGGACGCTGGTCGGAAGCCAAGAGCAGAACCCCGACCACCTCTACGCCTGCGAAAAATACCTGGTGGGCAAGGCCATCGAGGCCGATCTAGTCACGGACATCAGCGAAAAGCAGGAGAGCGAACAGCAAGATAGCGAATAAACCTGCACACAGCCCCTTGACAACCTGCACACATCGCGGCAAAGTCACAGAAATGAAACGTCCATACAAATCACACTTCGAACAAGACGCCCTCGGCGGCTGGCGTCGAGTCCTCTGCTACGTGCAGCGGGCAGGCGTCCGCAGGAAAGCGAAGTGACAGTGCAACAAGCGGGAACGTCGCGAAGCCAAAACCGCGTAACACACACACACCCGAAGCCCGCCCTAACACGGCGGGCTTTTTTGCGTCCGCACCGAAGCATTGACAAGCCGCGCGTATCCAGATACTGAATACAGGCATGGCAATTCCTGACATCAGCTTTTATACGACCGCCGAAGTCGCAACCCTGCGCACCGCCGTCGTCGCTGAGCGTTTGCGCCGGGCTACAGGTGGCACGATCACCAGCGCGAACAAGAACGGTCGGCAGTTTACCGTTGAGAGTGCCAGCGAGTCAGAGCTTGCGGGGCTGGAGCAAGCATTAGCGCGTCGGCTCAACACTGGCGGGGCGAACAAGCGGCGTATTTCATTCAATTAACCAGCACACATGGGACTACTTTACAACTTTCTCAGCGGCAAGCTCACAGCAGACCGCGCCTCAAATTCCCTCATCGTAGCACGCGCCAAGGAGATGACGAATCTCTACGAAGGCGGCCAGCGCAGCCGTAACCGTGGCAACGCATACGGAACGTTCCAGTCGCCCGAGGGCGCAACGGCAACGACCGAGCGGCTACAGATGATACTTGAAGCCCGAGACCTAGAAGATAACTTCCCGATCGCTGACATGATCTTAAACGTTTACGACGTTTACGCATTCGGAACCATCCGCTACCAGCCGATGACCGGCGACGTAAATTTCAACAACGAGATCAGCGAATTCCTCAAGGAGTGGTTTGCTGAGTGCGAATACACTGGGCGATTTGATTTTCAGAAAACGGCGCAGATGGCGCAACGCGGCAAAAAGCGCGACGGTGAATCTGGCATTGTGCATATTATCGACGAAAACGGAGACTACAAGATTCAGCTAATTACTGGAGACCGTATTGGAAATCCGAATACGATCCTTTCCAATAATCTCAACGACCAGAACGGAATCCTAGTTGACGACGGCGGTCGCGTGCTAGGGTATGAACTTTACAGCCGCAGGTCGAACAGCAGCGTTTACACTTTCGACAAGTTCATTCCGCAAGGCCACTTCTCGCACGTATTTGACCCGACACGTGCAGACGCTTACCACGGAGTAACTGCTTTCAAATCCGTGATTACGCGGATGCGCGACATGAAGGAAACGCTCGAATACTCGCGCATCAATATCAAATACCGCGCCACTCAGTTGCCATACATGAAGACCGACGACGGCGAAGTGCCTAGCGACGTAAACCACTTCAGGGACAACCAGCCGCCAAAGCCAACGCATGACGAAGCGGGCGTAAAGCTAGAGCACGTCGAAGGCGGCGAGCAGCAATACATGCGCACGACTGAGGGCGTGTTTGAGTTTCCGAACGACTTCCCGAACGGAACATTCCTGCCCGTAATCGAAACGCAAGCGAAAGAAATCTTCGCAGGCGTAGGGCTGTCTTACGATTTCAGCTGGAAAGTGGACAAACTTACCGGCACAGTCGGCAGGCTCGTAGTTGAGCGCGAAGACCGCGTGATGCAGATCGAAAGGTCTAACTCTGAGCGGCAGTGGATGAACATGGCCATTCGCCGTGCCATCCAAAACGGAATCGACCAAGGCCGAATCAAAGGCGACAGCGCAACCAAATTCAAGGGAGCGTTTTTCTACGGTGCTCGCATCACAGCCGACTACGGACGGGACGCAAAAGCAGACATTGAACTCGTAAACGCGGGGCTACTGACAGAGACCGAATATCAGCACATACACGGCCGCCACCCCGAGGACGTGCGCACGACTCGACTAGAGGAAACACTTGGATTGATTCAGGACGGCAAGAAAGTTGCTGAAAAATCTGGCCTGTCCGTAGACAACGCGACAAACCTAATCCGCAAGGTGTACCCACAGCCGCCAACCATTCAGAGCGTATCCGAGACAACGCAACCCGGCGCTGAGCTTGAGCGGCGTTGACGGGAACGGCAACTTAGTAACCGAAGAAATAAAAGCAGATCCGTTGATTGCATCGATTGGCGTTGGCGGATCTCAGGCAATGACGCAAGTTATTGAGGGATTCGGAACCGGTGTAATACCCAAAAGCGCAGCTAAGATAATGCTGGTCAACGTTCTCGGCCTCGCGCCTGACCTTGCCGATGAGATGCTCGCCAGCGCGGAAGTGTCGCCACTTGTCGCAGACGGACTCGATACCACCGTAACAGGCGAATAGCGTCAATCAAAACGATGTTGACCTTTTCAGTTTGTGTATCCATAAACTGAATACATGGCAGAATCTTTTCAGTCGCAAGTAGTAGCATTTGACCAGTCACTCGGACTGGCACTGCTTGACAACGCCATCGACCTTACAGCCGGAACCATCAAAGGCGTAAGCCTTGCGACCGCAGGCGTTGAGGCCATCGGCCACGGCGAGTATGACGAGACCACGCAAGAGCTGATACGCGAGTTCTGGACAGACGCTACCACGCTTGAGACGATGCTTGTTGCCTGCCTTGCAATCGGACAGCCGCTCAAAGCCAAGCTTGAACACGGCACCGGACTCTCCGAAGTCGTTGGCACGTTCGACAATTTCCGTATCGATGGCGATCACCTCCGCGCAGACTTTACAGCGATTCCAACCTCAGCGGGCGTAGCGCATTTGTTTTCGCTAGCCGACCGCATCTCTAGGCAGTTCGGCGTATCCGTCACAGCACTACTGCAAAAAGTAAAACAGGGCGGGGTCGATCTAATGCGCTGCATGAAGATAGAGTCGGCGGACTTTGTGGACGCGCCCGCAATCAACGCGGGCTTATTTTCCGCTAAAACTAAATTTAGCAAACTCACCAAAAACCAAACACAGATTATGACAGAAGAAGAAATCAACGCACTGATTGCCGAGGCATTAAAGCCCATGCAAGAGCAACTTACTACACTCGTGGAGGGTATGCCCGAAGAGCTATCAGCCGACGAACTCGAAGCTGAAGCGACCGCCGCTGCTGCACTTGAAGCTGAGGGTGAAGCAAGCAAAGCTGAAATGTCTGCGCTTAAAGCCAGCATGACAGCACTGGAGACTAAAAACTCCACGCTCGAAGCTAACCTTGCTACGGCAACCGCCGAATCGAAAAAGCTCGGCATCTCGTTCGGCGCATCCTTGCAAGTGCAGGAAGCACAGACCAAACAGACCGACTCGTTCTCCGCCGAAATGTCCAAAAAGACCGGCGAGGGCAAAGCTTACCACGTCGCGCTTATGGAGCTTACACGTGAAAATCCAAAACTCGTAAATGCAGAGGCCGCTCAGCGCGGAGTCTACGTTTCTCAACTCTAATCCACAAACAGTAAAACATTATGGCAGGATCAACTACAGTTTTTAACGTCGCCGGGGTCGTAACAGGTCTAGCGGACGCAGACCTCGCGCAATTCATTCGCGTGAAAATCACAGCAACCGGTTACGCAGTAGCCGCCAAAGCTGACCGTGCAGACGGCATCACTCAAGAGGCGATTGCATCTGGTGCTTACGGCTCCATCAAACTTCTTAGCGGGGCCGACGTGAACTTCGGCACCGCTTCGGGCGCAACCATCGCAGCAGGCGTTAAAGTCTACAGCACGTCTGCTGGCGAGCTTTCCTCGACTAAGGCAACCGGCTCTTTTGAAGAGGGCGTATCGATCACAGCCGCAGGCGCTGACGAAATCTTCGAGTGGCGCTACAAGCCTTCATCCGTTGCCGAGTCCTAAGCTCTGCGTATCCAATAACCAACTACATTTAATATTATGTCAGTCTCACAAGCATCAATCTCACAAGCCTTGACGTCCTACGTTCTACAAGGTCTCGCAAAACGAACCGACTTTGTCGGCCTCGAAGTTGCTCCCGAACACGGGCAAGATAAACTCGACGGCGAGTATCCAGTCGTTGCACTCGCAAACGGCGAAATGCTTCGCAACAACACCGCACCGCGAGCACCGGGTGCCCTGTTTAAGCGGATCGAAGCAAAGATCGGACTTGAGACAACTAAGCTGTCTGGCGACGGTTTGGAAATCCCAATCCCTATCGAAGTCGCTCGCAACTCGGACATCCCAATCATCGGGGTGTACGCCGAGGAAGCCATGCTCAACAGCATGCGCTTGCACGAGACCCGCGTAGCCGCAATCTCTCAAGGAACCGGCTTTGACACGGTAGCCTCTACCGCTGCCTACACTACTGCGAACATCGCGACGAGTGATCTGGCTATGGACATCCAACTCGGCATTGACCGCGTGCGTGACCGTGGCGAGTATCCTGACACGATTGTCATCCCGCAAGCCGTTTGGACGCGTCAGCGCTTCTCGACTAAGCTCGCCGCGTTCATCGTTGGCGCAAATGGTGCAGGCGCAATGGTCACAGTCTCAAATCTGCAAAAGGCATTTGCCGATGAAGGCATCAAGCGCGTCTTGATTGGCCGCTCGCAGATCAACACTGCCGCAAAGGGCAAGGTGGACATCGGTCAGATTTGGGCAAACACTCACATCTGGATCGGCGCAGGCCGCGACGCCGACACCAATGCACCTGGCGACTCGATGCGCACCGCGATCAAGACCTTCTTCTGGCGTGAGATCTTTAACGCGCCGTTCTTCGTTGAGCAGTATTTCGAGAAGAAGATCGAAAGCGACATCATCCGCGCTTGGGGCTACACCAACGAGAAGCTAGTCAACGCCCGCGCTGGCACCCGCATCACCACGCAATACTCATAAGTTTTCATTAGGGGTAATGATATAGCGGAAGGGGCGTCTCGAAAGGGGCGCCCCTTTTTGTGTCTACAGGCCTTGACAACCTGCACACGCGCAGCAATGTCGAGCTGTAGCAATTCCGCTGCACACACCAGCACCGACGCAAGAGCAATCCGAGCCGCTATCATGCGTGCTCGCAGCTACCGAGGAACCATCCCGCCGACAACACCTAACCCGCACAGCCATGAATCCGATCATCACGATAATCGCCGCCAACATCGTCTCAATCATCTGCACCATCGGAGCCGTGACGCTCGCCCTAAACGGCATCGAAAGCTGGGTATGGTTCCTGGCCGCGGCTGCGTGGTGCGCAACGCGGGTTGACTTCCGCCGATACCGAGAGGCCAAGCGCAACCGTCCTAACCTGTAACGCCGACCTACCACCTAATCTTACAGCTAGCGTTCTGCGGTTTCGGCCTAGTCGCCGCCTGCGTATTTTCCTACGGCTGTTTTCTGCTGGCGGAATCCATCGGCAGCATTTACCGGATTGCTAAGGATCGATTTCGGCGATAACACCTAGCTAGTAAACTCGTTTCCCTAGCGACTCCACAGCCCCGCAGCAATGCGGGGCTGTTTTGTGCACACAAACACTTGACAACCTGCACACACAACGCACTATCTACCCCATGACACACGCCCCCCAACTCGCTACAGACTACTACGGCCAACCGATCAAAGGCTGGCTGCTTTCCGAAAAGCTGGACGGCATCTACGCAGATTGGACAGGATCAGAGCTTCGCACGAAGACAGGCAAGCTCATCCTATGCCCTACGAGCATCACAGACAGCCTTCCAGCGTTTCCCTTAGCGGGCGAGCTATGGGCGGGGCGCGGAGGGTTTCAGCGCGTTCTATCCGCCCTCAAATCTGGCATCTCTGGCGACTGGGCAAGTATTGAGTTTGTGGCATTTGACGCGCCCGGCTCACTTGCCCGCGCATCAACTCGGATGGAGATAACACAAAGCATCCCTAGCGTTAAAGCGGTATCCCAAACCGTAATTACCGACAAGCGCCACATGAAGCGCCTAGTCAAAGAGATACTAGCCACCGGCGGAGAGGGCGCAATCCTGCGCAATCCAGCATCACTATACACCGCTGGCAGGTCTGACGACTACGCCAAGGTCAAGCCCGTGCTATGCGACGAGGCGACCTATACGGGCAAGACAGTGACCACAGCGACGGGAAAAACTTCATTAATCTGCGAGTATCAAGGTGAGACCTTTAAACTCCACACCAACACGCCAGCAACTAAAGGCCAGCTAGTCACGTTTGAATATTACGGACTGACAGACAGTGGCAAACCTCGGCACGCTCAGTTTATTGCAATCAGAGACTACGAGTAAAATCTAGCGCCTCACAGCCCCGAGTAAACTGCGAGGCTTTTTTGCGCCTTGCCATTTACATCTGTATCCATTAACTGAATACAAATGAACGCACTAGACATCTTCATAGAGCGCGGTAATACGCAGTCTGCGCCCGTCATAGGCGAGACCTTTACGTGGGCATCAGCCGAATACGTTGGCACCGTCAGTGACCTCGTAAAGGATGAGTTCTTTGCTGACGACGGCATCGGATCAAAGCTCAATGCAGAGCGGTTACTTGAATGCGCCGTGTCGGTATTTGGTGGCGGTGGGATGCCGCAGATCAAGGATACGATTACTTACCTTGCGGTCATCTACCAGATTACGGAAATCGAGTCACAGGACACCACGAATATCGTGTGGAAGATCCGCGAAAAGATGGGGGTCGCTACATAATGGCAAAGCCAGTAAAAGATTTCTCGGTCGAGTTTGACCAAGTGCAGATAAACAAGCTCTTCAACGAGCTACTGCGCAACGTGAGCGCGGTCACGCTCAAAAACATCGTGCGCGGAGAAGCGGCAGCGGTGCTACTTAGCGCGGCGAAAAAGACTCGGATTGCTAGCAAGAAACTCATAATCAAAACCTCGGGAATGGAGAAGGCGGCAAGGGTTTACAAAAATCGCAATCCTAGATGGATCACTAGATCTGCGGAGCTACTAGCAAAACGAAAAGCCCGGCTAGCCGAAAAACTGCGAAGGATCGGGAGTGCTCGTGACGCATGGCTGGCGATTATCCGCAAACTCAACCTCAAACCCGCGAACGCCAACCAGGCCAAAGGTCTAACGAAACTCATGGGCAAAAAACGCCCACTAGTAGACGGTAAAATAATCTATCATAAAGAGACGGGTGGCCGTGAGATCGTTAGGGGCAAGGGTTCTTACGCGCTAGAGATCAAATACGGAAACCCTATTGGAAGATGGACAGGCGCAAGCCCTGCGCTAAAAAGCGCCGTCCTCGGCCGCAGGAAGTTCTTTCGCTCAAACCTCCGCGCAGGCGTGTTCAACTCTGCCAAGGAAACCGCCGCTAAGTATCCCGGCATCCAGATCAACAAACTGTAATGGCAAACGAAAACTCAGTCTACTCATACGAGACCAACTTCATCGCCGCGCTGGAAAGCATCCTAGACGTTGCACTGACGCAGACCGTCGCGTTTGGCGACACTACGGCGCACCAGGCGCCGCGCATCGAGGTTGGCTTTACCTACGGCGGCGCAGGCATCATTGACCGTGGGCGCACCGCCACAGGCGAGCAGTATCTACGCAAGCACAATGGCACGATCAACCTGACGGTATTCGGCACGGTCAAGTCCGATCACCTCGCGCTCGTTGGAAAGGTGCGCACGTTTATGGCGTGGAACGTCCCGACGCTGATTTCGCCCGCGCTGGCTTACTACCAAGTGCAGAGCCTGTTTGAGCAGGCGGGCAGCAACGAGGCAGGCGATGAGGAGGGCGACTTTGAGATCAGCTCGGAACTTAACTTTGACGTCGTGTTTTTTATTCCTACCGAGGCATTCGACGCATCAAACATTATCAAATTCAGCCAAACAGCAATCTACTTTGGCACCGATCAACTATTTTACGGAGACTAAATATCATGAGCAACAACAACCTAGAAAACGGCAACAGCAACGAAATCGACGCAACGCGCCGCGCAAGCATCCGCGCCACGATGGAAGTTTACAGCCAAGACGAAACGGACGCTCGGCCTACGCTTATCGGCAACACGATATTCGTCGCCAAGACTGGCACCGACACCCGCACCGGACTCGACGACCACGACATCCGTAAGCCGTTTCTGACAGTCAACGCAGCGCAGGCAGTGGCGGTGAGCGGCGACACGATCATGGTCTTTGCTGGCGACTACAGCGCAGAGACCGCGCTCGGCGGCGTGGATGGCGTAGCTTACGTCGGGCAGCTCGGCGCGACGTTGCCAGCGTTTAACGTGACTACGGGTATTACCATTTACGGCAGCGGATTGGCGCAGTCGCTCACTTGCAATCATGCCAGCGCGGTCATGAATTTTGCGCGGATGGATACTGTAACATTTATTTTTTGCATCCTCGGTATTCAAACCGCAGGGAACGCAGGCACTATCATTGCGAGCGAGGGCGGTATTCAAACCGCAGGAAACGCAGGCACTGCCATTGGGTGTGATGGCGGTATTCAAACCGTAGGGAACGCAGGCACTTACATCGCGTGCGGAGACGGTATTCAAACCGCAGGGAACGCAGGCACTTACATTGAGTGCGAGAGCGGCGTGCAGACCGTCACTCACGCAAACTTCACCTCAACAGACCGCCCCGTAAGATTGTCAGGATCAGGCAGCCTCACCATCACAGGCCGCGTCGAGTCCACCGAGTCAAACGGCGTGATCGTGGACATCTCAAACAACTGGAGCGGCACACTCAACGCCGTTGACCTCGACCTCACAGCGACAACCGTCGCCACCAACGGCGCAACCAAGGGCATCAACTACGGCACCGGCGTCACGGGCAATGTGCAGCTCAAGAACTGCACTATCATCACGGCCAAGAACGGCACAGGCACCGCCAAGAGCATCGACGCGCCCGCCGCGCAAGCCGTCTACGTTCAGGGCTCGCTCAACCAAACACACGCGGTTGATTCCGACATCACGCTGGCGGGCGGCGCTGCTATCACCAACACGTCATTCACCGTGTAAACTTTAGTCATTGCGATTTGCTCAAAACTTTGCAATGTGTATCCAGAATCCAACTACAACACAACCAAACCACTAAAACATTATGACAACAGAATACGAAGACGGCGCACAATTACTTGACGCATTCGAGGCTCCAATCGCTACGCAAGATTACATTTTTAACGATTGGAGCGTGACCCCCGCGACACTCATGGCGGAGCGCAACGACGAAAAAGGCCGTCTTGCCGCAAAGCGCAACCTCGACGATCCCGGTCGTGATACTGCAACAGCAACGATTCAGATTTCAGTTTCGGCGATGAATCAGAAACTGACTCACGAAACGTTCATCTGCCCTGCCGGTGCGCACTACGACGGCAACGCTACAACTTACGTTATCGAATCTGAAACTGCACCAGTGACAGTCAACGAGTCCCGCATTCGCACGATCACCTGCCGTAGAATCCTCACCCAGCCTTAACCGTGCGCAACGTCAAGGCCAGCATCCCAGGATGGCTTGACGCGATCCAACATGAGGCCGAGTGTCACGAGTCGGCAATCGCACACCCTCACGATGGAGTCTGCGGCGTGCCTATTCGTCACCTCAGCTTGATTGACCTCGCTCGGATGCGCGAGCCGTCGATTGATAACTGCTTTTTTAACGGCAATTATCCCAGCGAATTTGAGTTCATGGCGCTGCCTCAGCTACAGGCTCACGCCGTGGACTTTCTCGTTTATCAACACGTCAAGAGCACGACTAACTCATTCGTCAACACGTGCCGCCGCTACAGATACCGCCGCCTAGACATGGCGACCGTATACGCCGATATTACGCAGCTCCTGACATCTACCTACCTTGACGCGCTCGGAGCCTCTGACGAGTCGCACGGGCGCACGGCAATAAGCTTCTGGGCGGGATCAGTGGACTACGTTGACCTGATCGCGACAGAATACGGATGGACTGACACGCACATCGAAAACATGCCCTACCGCAAGCTGATTCAATGTGTGCGCAAGATCCTAAAGCGGCGCGATCCAAAACAGATTATCAGCTCGTCGGCTGATCGCGTTGTATCGCGGTGGCAGGAGCATAAAGCAAAGGAGCGTAACTAATGGCATTTTCACTTAAGGCAATTTTAGGGCTGGAAACTTCGCAGTTTGAGCGTGGCGTCGGCAGGGCTAAAGCAGGGATTAAAAAGCTCGGAGCCAGCGCGGGCGCACTTGCGAAAAAGTTCAGTAAGATAGGATTTACCGCAGTCGTCGCTGGGTTTGCATTGCTGACGAAAAACGCCATCGCGTTGGGTTCTGAGCTTTCTGACATTGCAATCTCTACGGGGTTTGCGACTGAAAAGTTTCAGGTATTTCGGGGAGCTTTACTTGATGCGGGTGGAGAGGCTAAGAGCATGGAGAAGGCCATTCTAATTATGCAGAAGGCCGTAGTCCAAGGCTCCGAGGGGTTGACTACATACATTCGCGCTTTTGAGCGGCTCGGACTCAACGTAGAAAACCTCAGAGCGATGAAGCCCGAGGAACAGTTTGAGACTATCGGCAAGGCTATTGCGGGCGCAGAGGATCAGCAAGGCGCCCTCACGGCAGCTATTGAAATCTTCGGCCAACGTAGCGCACCGCGACTAATCGAGGTATTTAAGCGATTGGATCAAGATGGCTACGGCAAAATGGCCAAAGATATTGAAGAGGCTTATGGCGTGATGGATGCGCAAACTCAGAAGGCCCTGGACAAAGCTTCTGACACGATTGAACGGTTTAAGAATAAGTCTACGATCTACGTAGCTGACCTGATTAACGGTATTGGGCTAGAGGCAAAACTAAAGAAAATCGCACTTCAGTTGTCTCAATTCGTGGGCAACCTTACGGTTGAGCTTCTTACCATTGGGCCGAGTCTCATTCCGGATTCATGGTTTGACAAATGGAAAGATGGCATCAATGACGGTCACGCTACATTGATAAAAGAGCAGGATGCCTTAATATCAAAAGCAAAACGACTAGCAGAAGAGAAGGAAAAAGCAGCAAAAGCCGCTGCGGATGCACAAAAGCCAGTCATTGAAGCAATTGTTGAAACGACAGAATCAACCGAGGATCAAGAAAAAGCATTAAAAAAGTTAAATAAAGAACAGGAAGAGCAATATATAACTGAAAAAAAGTTAGAGGCCCTTCGTCTCCGTGCTGCCGGAGACAATAGTGCAGCCGACGCTTTAGATTTACACATACAAAACATTAAGGAATCAATCCGGATATCAGAAAAGTACAATATCACCATCGAAGAAGCTATAAGCTTGGTCAACGCCCTTAATAAAGCTTCAGAAAAAAAACCAGAAGACGATGGAGGCGAATTAGAACGGCAAAAAAAGATAACGGAAATGAAGCTTGCCGCACTCAAAGCGGAGACGCGAGGGGAAGACGCATTGGCCGAGGCACTGAGAAACCGCATAAAACTAGCCGAGCGAATCCTCGAAATCATGCAAGAAACTGGCGCGACCCAGCGCGAGGCTACCATCATAGCTAACAAACAGGTCAAGGCTGAGTTGGCGGGGGATAGCGGATCAACAGGCGGCGGCGATGGTGGCGGATCAACAGGCGGATCAACTGGCGGCACCAACACGGGCAAGCCATCCATCGGCAAAGACCGCGTTGGCGGCGTGCAGGGCAACTTCGGCGGCTATGGCTCCCGCTTTGGGCCTAAGCAGACAATGGACGAGCGCGAACGTGCAGCCGGTCTCAACCTCGCCGGCAACGACACTTTAAGCGGGCGCAGAGGCCCCGAAAGCCTCGGAACGGCTGGATCAAAGGCTAAGAGCGAGTTTGGGGAAGCATTGACTCCGACGAATAAGGAGCTGAGTGAAATGAATCGCTCGCTGAAAACAATCGAAACCGAACTGACCAATGGCAACTGAATATTTAGACGGCACCGCCTTCACTACTGCCCGCCAACACGGCGACTTAATCCTCGATCGCCCATTGACTGACGTGGGCGACGCGACAGCTCTGGTTATCTACCGCACGATGCGGATTCTAAGCGCCGACTACGCTCCCGTTAGCAGGGGCACAGCGTTAGCGGGATTTACTGGATCTCGACTCATTCGCGAAACGCAACCCGAAGAAATCAGCACGGGAGTGTGGGAATTTAAGCAAATCTATGCAACAAAGCCAGCGAACCGATCAGACGTGTTTTCAGGCTCGATCAGCTTTCCATTTCCATCAACTCAAGGCGTATATTACACGCCTCCTGCGACTGCTGAGTCTGCTGATGAAAGTGATGATAACCTGTGGGAATATCGCGAAGAAAAAACGGCTGTCACGAATCCCGGCGTTTTGTATATTGATTACGTTTACTTCCTCGAAGCTTCACCTCCGACAATAGCCACAGTGTTTAAGTCATCAGAGCCCGGATTCGTTTCTAATGGCGGTTCTGGCTCGGTAAATAATGCGAAAGCGTTAAACGGAGATGTATTTACTGGAACATATTCAGTCAGTGCCACCACGCCATCCGCTACAGCTTACGCAACATCAATAACGGATGGCGATCTGTTAAATGTTGACGTGCGGATTAGCAGATACATGGGCGACATTTTCGTCATGGAAACCCACAAGACAGCCGCAAAATGAAAATAAAACCCGAAGAAGTTAAAGGCTGGGGCACCTTTCGGCGTGTATTGAAAAAGCTGATACACTCCGCCAACCGCACCGAAAACATTTCGATTAGCCGAAATAGTTTCACCGACGGCGTGACCTATTCAGGCGATTCGATCATACTTAATATTTCAAAATCGAAACCAAGTCTCGGCGGCGTCAGCTCTGGAAATTTAGGCATTCACGCCTTTCAGTTAGTTGAAGAGGATATTACTACGCTTTGCGTTCGACAAGGAACCGTTGGCACTATCATTCCGACTATTACAGGAGGCAGCGAACTTGAACCCGATTACACCGAAAACGTGTTATCACTACCGGGCACAGGAACCCGAGAATACTGGCTCAAGATTACAATAGACTCAAGTGGCTATATTACAGCCGTCACCATCGAGGATGGTGAGCCAGGTAACGTCAGCGCAACTCAAGCTGAAATCCTACTTGGAAGCGTTGAGACCGATAGTGGCGATATAGTCGTGTTTAACTCAAACCTTAGCGGCTCACAGGCACTAGCCTCTTGTGGCGCAAATCACTTTTTTGGATTCGTCTAATGGGAAACCCGTTCAACATAGGGCCGTTTAATTGTTGCTCCTGTCCTGAGCCTCCAGACTTCGATGCCGAGGTGGACGATCCGATGGCTAAGTATATCAATATGTGCGGTTGCCCGACTGTCGCGATATTCTGCGTGAGCGAGGAAAAGATCGCTACGCTCTGCGGCAAAATGGAATTTCAAGACCTCACCGCCGATCCCCCCGTATTGCGGTCTTCACCGCCCGCAGTGTATAAGTCAAAGGAAGTTGAGACTGTCACCGTCACACCCTCTGTCACCACAAGTTTCCCGCAGCGCTGCTGGCAAACAGGGATCACTGGTGACTCAGATGTTACTACAATAGATTATACGGCCACGGCAGTTACGACAAGCCGGCACTTTACTGAAAAGACAGTAACAAGTCTATCCACCGAAGTGTGGGATACGGAAACATGCTCAAGCTCTACCTCAAACGATCCTGTTTCCATTGTAGGAGGTGTAGGCAGCACGTCTGGCGAGCTTGATTGCTCTAGCTATAATGGCAACAACCCCCCCGGTTGCGGCCCAATAGATCCACCCCTCACAACACGGGGTGCTGTAATACCCGCTGTTGTGCCAGATGATCCGTCCGACTTGGTTGGAAACGCATTAAAAATAAACGTATCTCATACATTTGTTAATAGTGGTAGAGCCGCAGGCACCTATGAATACACATCATCTCGGCAGGACACAGAAACTTTCGATGGGCTTGAGTTAGTGGATTCGGATTGCGGAATTGATTCTAGATCAACTTTAGATATACCTGGGTATGCTGCTAGATACTCCACTACCACAACAACAACTACATTATCGTTGCCAGACTCCGAGGAAGAAGCATTAGCCCGCGCTACGGCCAAAGCAGGTTCAGATTGTTCCTCTATCGACGAGCTCCGCACCGACTCCTACGACATAACCCAGCGCACCGCCACTTACACGGCTACAGCTAGCAACCTCGTGATCGGCGTGCCCTACAAGGGCTGCGTGCGCCTTCGTCGCCGCAAAGCCTACAGCGGCACCACCCCCCTCGACCCCGAGACGGAAGTCACCGAAGTTATCGCATGGGAAGATGTTGAGCCCGACACCATTGCACCTTTTACGCCAACAGAAACAAGCGAGGAAGTCGCGACCGATGAAGCCCTGCCCACCGCCAAGGGCTATGAATACCAAGCAGTCAGCGCCCACGTCTGGCCAGTCTCCGCAGGTTGCGATTGCCCTACATCTTACGTAACCCCATGATTACTCGAAACCATAAACCGACACCGCTCGTGCTGACCGAGGCACAGAAGGCCAGCTTGCAAAAGCCACAGTCGCGACCCAAGCACCACGGCTTAGGCGACCTCGTTGAAAAGCTCGCGAAGCCCATCGCCAAGGTGATCGACCGCGTGGCAGGCACAAACATTCAAGGATGTGGCGGGTGTCAGAAGCGCAAGGAATGGCTAAATGATAATTTCCCGAAGTAACCGCAAAATTGACCCATCCCAGCCCGCTTCCAGTCGGCACTTGCCAAAACGTATCCAATAACCTAATACACTACCATGAGCACGACACTATTAGACACAACCGCAGACGGCTCGCCGTTAATCTCAGACGGCTTTCGAGTCGCCCTAACCGCAGGGGGTGCCGTAGGCATCTCCTGCCGCGTCACGACTGGCGGCGCGGCCTTGACCAACGCAGACGGCTCGCGGCTTAGCTCAATGCCGTGCTCGCTGATCATCACGTCGTCGAATTTTACCGATGGCGCAGGCGCAGGCACGGTGGCCGCAACCACTCAAGCCCAGTTCGGCGGCGCGGGTAGCGTGTCGATCCCGCTGGAGATTTCGGCAGTCGCGTCGGACGTGCGACACACTGAGGTTGTCACCATTGCAGGCGGGCCGGTGATGTATGGCTTTTTGTCGTTCCCCGCCGAGCTCAGTGCAAACGTCACCATCCTGATCGAAGCCCTCGAACTGTAATCGATGCTATTGCACAATCAGATACTGCCCCGCGAAGGTAGCCGCTATACACCCGCGCAGTTTCTTGCGCTGTTTGGCGCAAAGAAATTTATACAGCGCTTCGGCACTGGCCTTACCGCAGCCTACTTTTTAGCCGACCTCGGCAGCAGTCGCGGGACGGTTGATGGCGTGCTAAATCCAGTGGTTCGGGTGCGTCGTAGTAGCGACGGTGGTTTGCGTGCGTTTACGGCAGCGGATATTAAGAGCGGCACGGCTTTGGATTACGTAAACAACGGGACTAGTGCGCTGTATAATAATGCAATGTATTTTGATGGGGTGGATGATTATGTTAAAAAAGACGTGAGCAATTTTAGGTCTGGCGATTCCTCTGGCTCTGTCACCATAGATTTTGCTATTACCAGCTCCGGCAATTTTATTTTTGTGGCCTCAGCAAGCACACCAACCGACGCCAAGCGCATTGCTTTTGGAATTAATGCTGGTAAGGTCAGGATTATAACTAGAGACTCTGCCTTCAACGCGGTTGAGACGACATCGCTTTTCAACGACGGGCAATTACACACGGTAAAATTTGCATCTAGCGGAACAGCTTGGTCGATTGAGATTGATGGAAACTCTGAGTCGCTACAGGTTGTTACTGGCTCAAACACTGGCGGTTGGTTTGCGGATATACCAGATCGAGGTAACATAGTAGTTGGCGCGCTGGTTGACAACTCCACGGGCGGTTTCTGCGATGGCTTATTAAAAAACCTTATCATTAAAAACGGCGCAGGGACTTCGGTGCTGGCGTGGGCGGGCGACGGCAACCAAAACTCTAATTGGTTAGACACCTCTGGCAACTCTTATAATCCTACAGTATTTGGCTCTCCCGCGCTATACTCAGGGCAACCGTTTGGCAGCGTGCAAGCCAAGCTTTACGACGGTCTCGTAGGAGCCAACGATGCCACGCAAACAACCGTAGCGGACATGCCAAAGACTGTAGTGGCTGGCGCAAGAGTAGTCGATAACAACGGCAACGCATCAACGCTATGGGAGGCCACGGACAACCTCACATTTACCACTGCATTCACTGGCCTGACATCGGCCAACGTTTACGCAGTCACCGACAACGCTGGCACTGTCACTCTCAACACGATCACGGCATTTGACATTAGCGCCATCACGACCATGACGGCTCTGCTCACGTCGCTAACCTATACCAAAGTCACGGCGGTAATCATCGCGCCAGACAACGCAAATCAAGCCGCCATTCAAGCTGAGCTCAACCGCCTCTTTGGAATCTAATGAATCTACCATTCCCAAACGTCACCGCAGCCCAAGCCCGCAACCACAGCGAATATCTACGGCGATGCGGGCTGACCGCAGCCATCCCTGGCGACCCGCTTTATTGGTGGTCAATGTCCGTTGCAGACGACGGACGCGCCGCGCTAATGGTAGATGCCGCAGACCTGCCGACAACCGACGAGGATGGCGTGGTAACGCATCACAGTTTGACCGCTGCCGAGGTGCGGGCGCTAAAGCAAAAGCTGCCCGCACGGTGGATCAAGAAGCAAACAATTTAAGACCATGCCAAACCAATCCGACACGACCCAAATCCCGAACAAATACGCGAGCCTATTGCTGGTAGGATCGCTACTATTTTTGGGGATGGTGTCGATCTACGCAGGCACCGAAGCCCGCGACCTCAAAAAAGCCGTGCAGGCAAGCAGCATGGCAGACGAGCGACAAGACGCGACGATTGACGCGATCCTGCAAACGCAAGCGGACGGCAAAAAGGCCACTGAGAAACTGACTGATGCCGTGATCGGGCTGACCGTTGAAATCGCCAAGATACCGCGAGACAACCAATGACCGACCGTATCATCACCGCCCTCCTCGCTGTATCCGTAATCCTAATACACTGCGCAGGGTGCGCGTCGCGACCACTTCCGACGCCGATGGCAACGGTTGATATTTACGTGACCGACGAGGGATTCTTCGTGATCACCGAGCGCGGCTCTGACGAGTCTATCGCCTACAGATTTAACGTCACAGAGATCCACCCAATCGAACCGCCAACACCAATCCCAGCGCCATGACACTCCGAAACATCACAACCCTTTTTACTGTATCCATAATCCTGATACTGGGCGCGGGTTGTTCGAGTGTCGGACTCCAGAGCAAGCGCATTTTCCAAGAAAACGTCGCCGCGCCCGTGGTCAAGGAGGTTACCGAGGACATCCGCCAAGCCGCCGACTACTTGTCAAAAGCCGTAGAACAGCCCGCAGAGGCAAAGGGCGTAGCGATAGACCTCTCGCAGCGTGT